GCATTAATCTTACGTCTTCACAGGTGTTCGTAACAAACATCGATGGATTTGCGTCTTTCGGAGCGTCCTCACCTTTGGCAATTCCCGGAGGAACCCAAGGGTTCATTTCGAAAAGTTTGTCTGGAAACGTTGCCGTAACCTACAAAACATAATTGGATAGCGATCTCGGAAGGTTCCGGGGACTGTTTTGAAAACAGATCGCACGACAGTGTGGGGATCGATACCTCCGCTATCCGCCACAATCACCGACAAAACGAAATACCCGGCACAACCTAACAGGGATGCCAGCAATGCTTATCAAAGGCCTTGATTACGAACACATCGGCGGTGACGAATACAACCCGTACGGGCGCATGTATCGCACGCTTCGGGACTACAAATTCTTCTACCGCACAACAGAACTTACCATTCCTGCGGGATACCAATGGGACGGCCCTAGTGGCGTTCCTTACGTAGGGAATATCAATTCAGGGTGGCTGGAACCATCCCTTGTACACGACTTTTTGTACGAAGATCACGACCGTATCGAAGGTCTTGAGATCACCCGCCAAGAAGTTGACGAAAAATTCTATACTGACTTGACAGCCAACGGTGTGTCAGTTATTTATATCTTCATCATGAAGAAGTTCCTTCAAGGCGTTTTCCAGAACGTTTGGGACGGATCAGTTGAAGGAGCTACAACCGTTTTGAAGCGGTATATGGTTCCAGTAATTTTGACGGTGTTTGGTTTGGGTGCGTTGGTTACAACAGGCCTTATCTTTTATGCACCAGCAGTTTTGAGTGTTTTGGCAGCTTTTGTCTGACACTTATTGGGAAGTAGTTCAGCGGCAGAATAACGCACTTTGAATGCGCAGGTCGGTGGTTCGAATCCACCCTTCCCAGCCAACAACACTTTCGTAGCTCATCTGGAAGAGCGTACCCCTCCGAAGGGTAAGGTAGTAGGTTCGAGTCCTATCGAGAGCACCAAAAATGTATGAGTCGAGCATAATTCTGGCTGGGCTAGAAGCGGATTCCAATCCCGATTGCAAGGGGTTCGATTCCTCCGTCTCATGCCAATAACGCTGTCGTAGTGATAATGGTAGCACAATCCTTTGGTAGGGGATTAGCGAGAGTTCGATTCTCTCCGACAGCACCATGGAGAGCGATCCTGTCTGGTGACAGGGGCTGCTTGGAAAGCAGTACGCACCGTTTGCGCGGTGTGGGGTTCAATTCCTCCGTTCTCCGCCATACAAAGGAACCCGACATGCTCGATACCAGACTTTATATTTTGAGGCGTTCTGACATGGGGTCAATGAACCCCGGCAAGGGGATGGCACAAGCCGCTCACGCGGCCAACG